AAGGCGGGTTCAAACAAATAAAAAGGCAATGGCTGAAACTAAAATAGTTAATTTACAAATTTCTGATAATTTAAAGGCGACAACTGAAAGCGTCAAATCCTTAAAGGCTCAATTAAGGGAAGCGCAAAATGATGTCACGCAATTATCTGAGAAGTTTGGCGCAACATCTAAGGAGGCTATTAATGCAGCTAAAAAGGCAGGTATATTAAAGTTGCAGTCCTTACTATGTTGCGATCCAAAGCCTGTTGAGTGGTAACTTGTGAACCCACAACGTATGCCATAACCGGTGACTGATTGCCTAAACCTTGTGCGATCTGATTCACGCCGCTTGTACCTACCACGTTGAATTGTGGTGCAGCTGGAACCGATGCAGTAGCTGGCATAGAAGGAACAGATCCACCCCCGCCTCCTCCCGGAACTTGAACAGAAAGTATTTTCTTTACGTTTGAAAAAGCAGCAGTAGCAACCGCTATTGTACTTGCTATTTTTACTCCTGTTCCAAATGGTTCTGGATAAATATTTTTAGCTTTCCAAACCTCAGATATACCTAAGTAAGCGTTAATAGTTGCCGTTGCAATAGCTAAGGCTTTACCCTCTGCTGTTTGTTGACCTAACATGTCCGCAAATGTGCTTAGTATATTAGCAGTCTTTGCTAAAATATCTCGCTTACCTTCATATTCTAATCTCGCTATTTCCGCTTTTTTATCTGATGCTTCTTTTTCATCAGCTACGCCCTGATCTCTTTGCGCTTTTAAATCAGCAGACATTTTAGCGAAGTCATCAACAATTTTTTTATCTGCCGCTGCCTTTGCTAAATTATCACGTTCTTTCTTTTCCGCATCTAATTGTTCTTGATTTTTTAAATCTTGATCTCTTATTTCTTGTTGCGTTTTAAATCTTGCTTTTTCTATTGAAGCCGCTTTTTCATCTGCTGCTTTTTTAGCCGCTGCTAACTTTTCATTAGCTGCTTTTATTTTATCCGCAGCATCCTGATTTATTTTAATACGGTCATCCTCTCTTTGCTTATCAATAGCAGCTAATTCCCTATTTAATCTTTTAGCTAATGCCGCAGTATTTGCGCCCTCTTCTTTTATTGCCGCTGCATAAGCATTCTTAGCGTCTATCTTTTGTTTTGTATATTTATCTACTTGATCACCATGTTCAGCTAAAAACTTTTTATTAACACTTAATGTTTTATCTGCCGCATCCTTCAAAGAATCTAAAGCACGTTCTGCCTCTGATGTTGCACCAACAAAGTCAGTGACTGATTCAACTATATTTCCGAAAAACTCACCAACTTGAGCAAGTCCCGGAATTAAATTTAAAACCGCTTTCTTTACTTTGTCAAAGTTTGCAATCAACAAACCTAACCCGACTACGATTGCACCGATACCAGTTGCCGCTAATGCTATTCGTAATAATTTTAATGCGCCAGTACTTGCACCAACTACCGTTGTGTAAGCCGCTTGTGATACCGTTAAAACTTTTTGAACCGCTACATTACTTTTTAATACTGCACCTAATTGTTTAAATGAATCTACACTTTCGCCAATCGTTTGCAAACCTTGTGATAAAGCCATTGCAGACTGAACCTTTAACAATGTCTTTTCAACATTCTCAGATTCCGAACCGAACAAAGCCATTCCACCCTGCACCGCTGCAAAACCACCAGCTACACCACTTAAAGAAGATGATAATGCTTTAAATTTTGCATCAGGATTAAAAGCATCCGTTAACGCTTTAGCATCACCGATAGCATCCTTTAATATACCTGCCTTCTTAGCTGCATTAATAGCCTCCTTAGATGTTGCTCCAAACTTCTCAGATAATTGCGTAACATCATTTTGCGCTTCCCTTAATTGAGCCTTTAAGGATTTAACGCTTTCAGTTGTCGCATTTAAATTATCAGAAATTTGTAAATTAACTATTTTAGTTTCAGCCATTGCCTTTTTATTTGTTTGAACCCGCCTTTAAATGTTGTTTGTAATTCGTATTTGCCTTTCGCAATCTCTATGTTTTCAGTCTGGTTGTAATGCTCGTTTAATGTGAGCATTAATAAAATGTTCTTTATCATAATGTTCTGAAATCGTTAAGTAAATCAAAGTCAACCTCACCGGTAGTTAAGTCCGTAGTAAATGAATTGATAAGGTATCTTTTACCTTGTATAATAACCCTATCGTTAAGCTGTAACGATGTTAATATACTTAAAGGTAGTTTTCCCTTAATTTTTATTTGCCTTGCCTTAGAAGTAAAGATATTAGCTAAATAGTTTTGATAGTAATCAAAGTATAATGTATCGTTTATTAAATCATTATTTAAAATAGATTGTTCAATCCCAAAATTTAATGAATAAGTTGTACCGCTTATTAAAGTGTCTGCACCAAATAAATTATAATTGCTAATTAATGATGAAGTTAGACCGTCATTAAAATAAAAGCCTGTTGCTCCTGCTGTTTGTACCGTTCCATAATCGTACAAAATTATAGGTTTAGGAATGTATGCTTTTAAATCAGTCTTTAAAGCATATCCAACTTGTAAACTACCAGATAAATTGCTGAACATTAAATCTTCAAATGGTAATTTAACACCATATTCTTCGCCATCAGCATCAAAGTCTTGTGCTAAATTTCCGTACTCAACACCATTAGCGGATAAGTAAGCTACAGATATTAAATTTTCGCTTTTTTCGTATTCAAAATTTACACGTTTATAAGATTTAACTCTGTCTATTGTTGCCGATTCTTTAAAAATATATTGCGTCAAATCAACAATATCACCTGATTCGTACCAGCTTTCAATTTGTCTAATGTTGTATGTTGTTCCATCTGTTGAATAACACGTTAGATTAAACATCTTTAATATACCGGAAAAGAAATCTTCCACCTTAATATCTGGCATCAATGTATTTACCGGTATTCCTGATGTTATTGACTTAGGTGCTGTTACAGATGCGTTAAACGATTTAATCACAGTTACACCGTCGCTAATTTCAACAACATAAGAATAATCTGCTATAATAGTTGATGCTGATTCAATGTAAAAATCATAATAACCAAAACCATAAATACTAACATTAATAGCAAATGTATCAGGTGTTAATGAAGATAAAAACGGAATTGAATCAACTTCAAACCCATCTTTAAAAATATAAAGTGTACACGCAACTCCAGCTATATTTGCGCTAAAATATAAATCAGATAGTTCTAAAACTTCGCCCGATCTTAATGCCCTAAAATCAAATCTATCTGTCAATAAATCAAATCTGCTTTCGTATCCGCCTGTTCCTGTTTTAGTATCAAAACTATTTAGCTAATATCTTCACTTCTAAGGCAAGGCAAATAAAGATTAAGGGAAAACTACCTTTAAGTATTTTAACATCGTTACAGCTTAACGATAGGGTTATTATGCAGGGTAAAAGATACATCATTAATTCATTTACTACGGACTTAACTACCGGCGAGGTTGACTTTGATTTACTAAACGATTTCAGAACATTATGATAAAGAACATTTTATTGATGCTGACATTAAACGAGCATTACAACCAGAGCGAAAACATCGAAATAGCGAAAGGTAAATACGAATTACAAACAACATTTAAAGGCGGGTTCAAACAAATCAAAAGGCAATGGCTGAAACTAAAATAGTTAATTTACAAGTATCGGATAATTTAGACAAGACTACTAATAGTGTTAAAACTTTAAAGTCACAGTTAAAGGATGCCGTTAATGATGTTCAGCAGTTATCTGAAAAGTTTGGGGAAACATCAAAGGAGGCTATTAACGCTGCAAGAAAAGCGGCTGATTTAAAAGATAGAATAGAAGATGCTAATGATGCTATTTTAGCATTTAAGGGTGAGGGTACTTTCTTAGCTACTACTAAAGCTTTATCTGCTGCATCAAGCGGTTTCGCAGCGGTTCAGGGTGGGATGGCTTTGCTTGGAACAGAATCGGAAGAAGTAGAAAAAACTCTTTTAAAGGTTCAGTCTGCAATGGCTTTATCACAGGGTTTGGCAGGTTTAGAAGATGCTGGTAGAAGCTTTAAACAATTAGGAGCAGTAATCAAAAACACCGCAGTTGTTCAAAAAGTTTTAACGGTAGCACAAGCGGCTTACACAACGGTAGTCGGTGCATCTACTGGCGCATTAAAGTTATTACGAATAGCATTAGCGGCTACCGGTATCGGTGCAATCGTAGTAGGATTAGGCTTGCTGATTGCAAACTTTGACAAAGTAAAGAAGGCGGTTTTAAATTTGATTCCAGGACTTGCGCAAGTTGGTGAGTTTTTCGGAAATATAGTAGAATCAGTAACTGACTTTGTTGGTGCAACATCGGAAGCTGAACGTGCTTTGGATTCTTTGAAGGATGCGGCAGATAAAACGTTAAGTGTTAATAAAAAGTTTTTAGCTGAGCATGGTGATCAAGTTGATAAATACACCAAGCAAAAAATAGACGCTAAAAATGCTTATGCAGCTGCAATAAAAGAAGAGGGCGCAAATACTGCGGCATTAGCTAAAAGATTAAATAGGGAATTAGCTGCTATTGATAAGCAAAGAGAAGATGACCGTATTAAAATAAATCAGGATGCTGCGGATAAAATAAAAGCAGCTAATGAAAAGTTAGCAGCGGCTAAGAAAGCAGCAGATGAAAAAGCGGCATCAATAGAGAAAGCAAGATTTAAAACGCAACAAGAAATAAGAGATCAAGATTTAAAAAATCAAGAACAATTAGATGCCGAAAAGAAAGAACGTGATGCATTAAAAGCCACAGCAGCAGATCAAAAAGTAACAGCTGATTTGGCAAGAATGTCAAAGGGATTAAATGATGAAAGAGATTTAATAACAGCAAGTAATATAGAGCAATTAGCTAATGCTAAAGCGGACGCAGCAGCAAAATTAACTGTTCAAACTGAATTTAGAAATGCTATTGCCGCATCTTTGGGAGCAATATCACAATTATTTGAACAAGGAACAGCGGCAAGTAAAATAGCGGCATTAGCTGAAATAGCAATAGGAACTGGAACTGGGTTTATTAATGCATTGGTAATTGCTCAAAAATCAGCAAGCGCAACGGGACCAGCGGCAGCATTTGCTTTTCCGGTATTTTATGCAACACAGTTAGCAGCAGTACTTGGTGCAGCTTCTAAAGCTAAAAATATATTAAAACAAGTAAAAGGAGGCGGTGGCGGTAGCGGTGGAGTTTCTGCTCCAGCTAATCCAGCTATATCGGCTGCGGCACCCGCAGCACCACAATTCAACGTGGTAGGAACAAGCGGAGTTAATCAGATTGCACAAGGTTTAGGTAATCAGTCACCGGTTCAAGCTTATGTAGTAGGTAGTCAAGTAACAACACAACAAGCCTTAGATAGGAATATTGTAAGGACTGCAACTTTAGGCGGTTAGAAAATGTAACAAAGATAAATAAATACGTTTATGAATAGAATGAGAATAATAGAGCTTGTAATTGATAACGAAATAGATGGTATTGATGCCGTTTCTGTAGTTGATTATCCAGCGATGGAAAGCAATTTTATTGCATTAGCTAAGGAATACGAGGTAAAACTTGCGGAAGTAGATGCAGAAAAACGCATTCTAATGGGAGCGGCTTTGATTCCTAACAAACAGATTTACCGTAGAGATGGCGAAGATGAATATTATATTTTCTTTTCAAAGGATACGATTAAAAAAGCATCTGAATTATTCTTGCAGAAAGGTAATCAAAGCAAATCAACTATTCAACACCAAGATAAACTCGAAGGAATGACGGTTGTAGAATCTTGGATTATTGAAGATGAACAATTTGATAAGTCCAAAAAATACGATTTTAATTTGCCAGTTGGAACATGGATGATTTCAATGAAAGTAGAAAATGATGATGTTTGGGATCGTGTAAAATCTGGCGAAATAAAAGGGTTTTCAATAGAAGGATCTTTTGCTGATAAATTAGAATTAAAAAAGCATGAGGATTTAATTAATCAAATCATTAAAGTTTTAGAAAATGGCAGATAAGACATCAAGTCCAAAAGGCGGAAATCGCGCATGTCTTTGTAAAGATGGCAAGAAGTATTCTAAAGAATGTTGTGATGGTGAATTGATACAACAAGGGATAGGTTCATTAGTTCAACAAGGAACAAGCGTAATCATAAACACAAATACAGAAAGAGTAATTAATTAAATAAATATGGACTATAAAAGAGTAGAAAACAAGATCAGAGCATTGCTTTCGATGGATGTAAAACTTGCTCAAATGAAGCTTGAAGATGGAGTAACCATTGTTGAAGCTGAGGAATTTGAAGCAGATTATTCTATCGGAATCGTAACTCCTGAAGGCGCAATACCAATGCCAGTAGGTGAGTACAAATTAGAAGATGGCAGCGTTTTAGTTGTCGAAGTTGAAGGCGTTATTAAGTCTTTAGCAGCTAAAGAAGAAGAAGCTGTAGTAGAAGAAGAAATGCCATTAGAAGCGGCAACAGAACCACAGATGGAAGCACAACCAAAAAGAGTAGTTGAATCTGTTTCTAAAGAAAGTTTCTTTGCGGAGATTGAAAACTTCAGAACGGAACTTGCTTCTTTAAAAGCGGAAAATGAAGCATTAAAAGTTTCTTTATCATCAATGGAGGCTGGTGCTTCACCAATCGTACAAAATCCAGAAAGCGAAGTAAAAGCAGAGGGATTCAGATTTTCACAAAATAAGACTAAATCTATAAAGGATTCAGTTTATTCAAAAATGTTTAACTAATTATTTAAAACTAAAATGGCAACTACAACAAGTATTACTACAACCTATGCAGGTGAATTTAAAGATAAAATCATAGCTGCAGCATTATTAAGCGCACCGACTATTGACAACGGTGGTATCGAAATTAAACCATCTATCAAGTACAAAGAAGTGATTAAAAAGATGTCATCTGATGACATTTTAAAAGATGCAAGCTGTGATTTCACTGCAACGTCTACTATCACTTTAACTGAAAGAGTTCTTCAACCAGAGGAGTTTCAAGTTAACTTGCAATTATGTAAGAAAGATTTTCATTCTGATTGGTTATCAGCGCAACAAGGTTATTCAGCATTTGATGTTTTACCAAAATCTTTTGCTGATTTCTTGATGGCTCACGTTGTTGCTAAAGTAGCAGCTAAGAACGAAAGCAATATTTGGAAAGGTGTAACTGCTAATGCAGGTGAGTTCAACGGTTTTTCTACAATCGCTTCTTTAGATGCAGCTTTACCAGCGGCTCAAGAAATTACAGGAACTACTGTAACTGCTGCTAACGTAGTTGCTGAATTAGGTAAAATTGTTGACGCAATACCAGCAGCACTCTATGGTAAAGAAGATTTACACATTTACATCTCACAAAACATTTACAGAGCTTATGTTCGTTCTTTAGGTGGATTTGGTGCAAGTGGATTAGGTGCTGCAGGTTTTAACGCTCAAGGTAATAACCAACAATTTGGTGATTTAATGTTTGATGGTGTTAAATTATTTGTTGCAAACGGATTAGCATCTAACACAGCTATTGCAGCTGAAAAGTCTAATCTTTTCTTTGGAACAGGATTGTTAACTGATATGGGTGAAGCTAAAATTATCGACATGTCAGACTTAGACGGATCTCAAAATGTAAGAGTTGTTTTAAGAATGACTGCAGGCGTTCAAATCGGAGTTATCGAAGATATCGTAACTTACGGAATTGTTAACGCAGCTAACTAAATTATAATAGCAGGGGATTAAGTTCCTCTGCTTATTTTTTCACTAATAATAAATTAAAAAACTATGTCATGTGATATCGCGGCTGGAAGGCTGGAACCTTGTAAGACAAGCAATGGCGGTTTAAAGGCAGTTTATATAATCAATGATGGAGATGTAACGGGCGTTACATACGATGTTACTGACACAGATGCTATATTAACGGTTACGGGTACGCCTGTAGCGTTTAAATATGATTTGAAAGGTAACTCTTCATTTGATCAAACTATTACTTCAAGTAGAGAAAACGGAACAACCTACTTTGAGCAAACTTTAAATCTTACATTGAAAAAGTTATCTGTAAAGGATAACAAACAAATTAAATTATTAAGCTACGGTAAGCCTACTGTAGTAGTTGAAGATAACAACGGTAACTTATTTTATTGCGGATTAAAGCATGGTATGGATGTAACATCTGGAACTATTGTGACAGGTGCAGCAATCGGTGATTTATCTGGTTATACTTTAACTTTAGTTGGTCAAGAACCAGTACCAGCTAACTTTATAATGAACACTTTAGTTGCAGCAGGTTTTACTGTAACTGTAGGAGTTTAAAAATCTTTTTCATGGTTAATTAGGGGTTGGCATTTAGTCAACCCTTTTTTTTTTAAAAATTTTAAAGTATTTTAAAGTAATTTTAAAGTGTTTTATTGCGTTTAAGATAGTGTAGAAGCACTTTTAAAGGTTTTCTTTTAAAATGTTTGAAATGAAATAAAAAAAGTAAAATGAAAAAATAATTTTAAAAAACAGGATTTTAAAAGAAATTACTTTAAAGCATTGATTAATAACAAGTTAAGCCTTAATTTACTTTAAAATTACTTTAAAATTTTTAAAATGCTTTAAAATAAATCAAATCATGTTTTTTACGTTTATAGTATAGATGATAATTTTAAGAGAAACTTTAGAATCACAAGTATTCCGTTTTATTCCTACAAGGTTTGAAACTGCAAATACTATGTTATTAAGAAATGAAACAACAAACGAAATTATCACAGAATCTATTACTGTTAACGATTCATGTTACTACTCTTATTTTGATAAAGTATTTGATTTAAAAGAAAATCATTTTTATGAAGTAATATTAAAGTATGATGATAT